GCTCCAGTATAAGTTATCGCGCTGAATGACCCGTTTGGTACTTGCCCGGCACCAAATTTATGGACTAACGAGTGACCCGCAACATTGCCTTTAGCAACTTCTATATAAAACTCTCTTGGAGAAGTGATTACAGCATCTTGTGCTGTATTTAATGGCAAAGGAATATGGCTAGACATTTAAACGTACCACTGAGAAGAGTTGCCGATCATTGTATAACTCATATATTGCATGTTTAGGGTGACTGACGAATAACCGTCAATGTTGCCGCTTAATATCACGTTTCCCGTGTTTGAATTAACTTTTTTCACGCTTACAATTGCTCCATCTACAGCGGTCGGCATAGTCACTACCACATCGCCACTGGACGCGTCGACCAGGTAAAACTTATTAATCTCAGCGGTAAAACTACTGCTTTTAGTTACGGTCTCGTATAACTGGCCGAAACCAAGCGTATTGTTTTTACGCCTTAAAAATTCACTTTCTTCAGCCTGTATATCGCCTGGGTCGCCAACAGCGTTAGCCGATTGGCCTATCACTGAACAACCAACCGAGTTCCTTAGTTTCTCGTCAGTTACCGAGCCATCCTCTAGCGCATCAGTTGACACTGTGTCCCGGTCAGGCGAAACAGTTAATCCACGGAAGAACCTGTTCCACTCTGCAGCGGTTGTTGGGATTGATGCAAATTGAACCGTTAAACCCATCAGCCCCACTCATTCAGATTTGCGCTTATCATCGTCCGTCGATACGGGTCAGAGATTGAGTACTCATAGACCCGGTCTCTTGACGATCCCAGCCGGTTATAAATAACCCTGTGAGCATATTTACCAACAGCGCCGAGTCCAGACCATTTCTCGTTTGACCAGGTACGGCCACCGTCATCTGAAAACCTAAGCATGACTTGAGCATCGCCTATCCCTGTTTCAAAAACCAATTCTAGTCGATCATGAGCAACCAGGTTGTTTTTATCATAAACTGCAGAGCTGGAACACAAGGCCCGCAAGGTATCGCCATATTCGGTGAATAAATCAGGCGTTAATTCTCCAAGAGTTTCACCGCCAGTAAAATGACGACCATATGCATTAACAACAAAATCTATATCCCAAGTCTTTTTCAAGTAGGTTTCTCTCTTATGCCACAACTGAGTTGATAGGTCATAAACAATCATCCCTTCTGCAAACTTGAACCCAACCACTGCATGGCCTGATTCAGTCCAAGTAAAGCACTTGCATGATCTACCCCATCCTTCTATGTCCTGCTCGATTGCGTGGTTTGATATTCTTTGCGGGTTATAACCATTTACTTGGTAAACGATCCCGTCGTTGCCCATAAAGAACACAGCATTAGAAATCCGTCCTGCAGCGTGCTCACTCATAATGCCAATATCAAAATAGCCATTTGGCACAGGAGAGAAGGGGAACGTAGTTCCGCCTGAATAATACCAAAACTCAGTAGATTCAGTGCCGAACATAATCGCTTCTTTCTTATCGATTAAACCCCAAATAAGATTATCCGGGCTTGAGTCGGCATTATCAGAGTCTAAAGCAAGCCAGCCGGTAGGGTCGTTTGAACTTGTGCTTGAGTACATGTATCCTGTCCCACGGTCAATAGCAATATAAAAGCTATTCAGTAACCCCATCCACGGAGCGTCAGGGAACTCAGCATCAGTTATTTCCGCCAGACTCGCGCCGTTCCAGACGTAACCCCGCCCGGTCTCACCAATCAACAGAACAACATTGCCTAATACGTCACCTAACACCTGCACTTGCCCGGAATGAGCAAACCCAGTTAGCAGTGACTCAACTCCGCTTTCATTGATTGAGTACAAACCGCCGTCGCCAACCACATACAGGGTATTTGCGATATATCCTGCGCCTTGCATCTCACTGATATCATTAAACTCAGCAATGCCATAAGAAGAAATCACAATGGCTTGAGTTTTCGCGGCTATAGGTGCCGTTTCCAGATAACAGTTAATCATTCTCTGCGCTGAAACAGGTTTAGATTGATGCTCTGCAGACTGAACCCCGAATCTAATTTCCATCAGGCATCCGTGAGTATTGAAGCGTCATGGGCGTATCCAAGCGGGACATGATATAAGTCAATGCCTTGTATTTTCTGATTTATTAAAACTGTAGAAATAGCTTTAAATCCTCGGTCAGCCTTAATAGCAATAGCGTCATTTAGTGGCGCTCTCAGTTGAGGGGCCGCATATACTGCCAAGTTTGAAATTACACCGCTTTCTGCCCATTTTGGAATTGGGCTTGTAGCTGACAATGTGTCTTGGGTGAACCAGTTAAAATTAACATCTAACTCCTCCCATTCAGCCATCATTGAGTTGAGTATATCAAGCGTATCAGCAGCGTCTTGAGCTGTTGCCGCCTCTCCACTAGCGACTATCGCTAGCTCTTGAAGCGCCTTATTGATTATCTCGTTGTTCGTCGACATTAGTTTGAGCCTTTGGTTTGTTAGGGCCGCGCTTCTTTCTTTGCTTTTTTACTTTGGCTTCTACTTCCCAGCCGTTTTGCTCATGTGCTGCCGCTTCACTTTCCGAATTAACATTGATTACGCCATGAACCTTATGAATCATTTTAATCATAATTACCTCTAAAAGCGCCCTCTTTCAAGGGCGCAATTATTAACAGTCTATAACTAAGATCCAGCTGCGCCAATCATACGACTAGCCCAGGCGGGGCGAAGTGCGGCCATACCATATAAGATATCGATACGCATCAATAGCTCATCGTTTCGAATATCCGAACCCTGCCAGCATCTCATACTCAAACCATCTTTCTGCGTGGTTACACACTTATGAGCATCATCCATAATCGGCAAGTCAGCAGTAACAAACTGAAACGCCTCTTTGTGATACATCAGGTTTTGCGCGTAACTTGTAGCAGCCCCACCGACAACCGTAACAACTTGAGCATTGAAGTCCGTAGTAGCCAGATCGCCACCGGTTGAATCACAAACGTTCTTCTTTGCGCCAGTTAAGATAGTGGAAGGAGAGACGGTAGTCACACCAACCGTTCCAGCTGTAACAACAAACTGCTGAAGATGACTATAAGCCGCTTTAGTCTCTGGATTACAAGCATAAACACCAGCAACGGTATAAACCATACCTACTGGCGTGGTGGCGATCAGTGTGTGCATATCAATGGTATTACCACCATCAGTTACCAACGCAGCAGCATCAGTTGAACCAGTAACGTCAGCACCATTGGTCATAGTCCAGATCTTTTCGTTCTCATACCAATCTGCCATCGCAGTTCGACCCATCATGCCTTCACGATACTGCTTTTTGATCTGGTTAGAATCTTGGAATAGACCCTTAAGACCATTAACCAGACCGGCAGAGGCTACAGACTCAAGCTGAACAAATCGATTGCCATCTTTAGGAGCTAACCCTTGATTAAGTTTAGCTCGAGCCAGACCAGGAGCGGACAGGTCGGTGATAGCAGTGCCAGGCGTACCAACCACGTTATAAGTCGCCTTAGTTGCAAACGCCAAATAGTCAGCTTCAATACCAGCACACAGAACCGATACAGCAGGCTCAATATAGTTTTTACTCAGCTGATCAAATGCACCATCTGAATTAACAGACTGGATTAACTCAGCAGAATTGAACTTCATATCAACACCATCCTGTGTAGCCAGGGTGATTGATTGTGTTGACTCATCCTGATCCTGCTCAGACATAACCCGGCTACCCTGTCTTCGGGTATACTGATTAGGCTCGCGGATTCGCAATGATTGGCCGTTTGGGCCACGTTGTGAGTTATAAGAAAATGACTTGTCATACTGCAAGTCAGTAGTCGTAATAAACGACAGCTTTTCGTGCGCGATTCGTTGCGCCTCTTTCATCACCATGTCGGTGACTTTTAATGTATTACTCATAATCGTTATCTCTTAGCAATGGTTTTCCGTCGCCTTGCTTCAAATTCATTCTGGCTCAAATCACCTAGATCTTTATCAATCTTGGCATCTGCAACCTTCAGCTTTGGAGCTGGCTTCGGGGCATCTGAAACTAACTTTTTATCAACAGTGGTACTGAATCTTTCCTCAAGCCTACCTATCTCTCTAGCCATGCTTGATAGCGATAATTTGCTCAATCCTTCTGCTGCTGCTGCGTTCTTGCCTAAGTGGTAGAGAATCTCAGGACCGACATCTGATTCTTGAATAATACCAACCATCTCCTGAGTGATTCTCAAGCTAGGGTTGCGAGT